TCACATTGGAGAATGGGAGAAGATGCAACATTCTCAACTAATTGGAGTTTGCCTGATAATGGAAGTGCAAGTAACACAGGAACAAGCGCAAATATGACAATAGCAGATTTAGAGGGTGAAGCACCTAACTACACTGGTGGAGGATTATCTGCAAATATGACAATAGAAGATAGGGTAGGAAATGCACCTAATAGCACTTCGAATGCTTTAAGTTACAATATGACTGAAAGCGATAGAGAAACAGATGTACCCAGTTAAGATATTATGAGTAGAAATTATCACAGCATATTAAACGTATTGAGTCCCTCTTTCACCAACACCTATTCGTTAGCCTTCGATGGAGTGGATGATGAGGTTGCTGTTAGTGAAGTTATTTATAGCAGTGATTTTACTTTTTCTTTTTGGGTAAAACCAGCTTCATTTACTAACGCTTTTGTGTTTGGTGATATTAACTCGAATGGAAGTTTTTTAAGGCTATATAGCAGTACTATAATAGAATTTAAGTTTGGAGGTTCAAAATATAGATTTACAGAATCAGCAGGAAATGACCTTGTTTTAGATAGTTGGCAACATTTAATGTTTACAAGAGATAATTCAAATAATGTAAAAGGGTTTAGAAATGGCGTTGCTTTTGGTTCTTCAACTGTGAAAAGTGGCAACTTTGAATTTAACAAAATAGGTGCGGTTTATAATCCTGGAAATTGGAATTTTAACGGCAATATCGATGAATTTGCAGTTTGGACAACTGACCAAAGTTCAAACATTGGCTCTATATATTCAGCAAGTGGAGCTGTTGATTTATCTTCACTTAATCCTGTTGCTTGGTATCGTATGGGCGACAACGGTTCATACAAATCTCCACAATGGCTAATACCTGAGAATAGTAATGTTGCTAATTCAAGAATATCGAATTATTCTCTACAATTAGATGGAGTGGATGATGAAATACAAATTTCAAACCCAACGATATTTACAGATTTTACTTTATCTTTTTGGTATTATCAAATAAACATAGCAGGAAGTTATGAAACTGTTGTGGGTCGAGATACTATAACAGGCGGTATTTTAACATCTATTGCTTTTGTTAGTGGAGTATTATCTTTTAAAAATCGACCAGGTTCGTGGACTGCATTAAACACAAGTTCTGCTTCAAATACTGAATTTAAACATTTTTGTATAACTTATGATAGTACCGCTAATGAATTAAAAGGATATTGTAATGGAACTTTGGAAGTAACGACAACACCTGTGTTTTCAGGAGCAACAGGCAATGAGCATTCTTTTAATAGAATAGGTAGTTATTTTAATTCGAATCGTTTACACGGTTATCTTGACGAAATTGCCACATTTAATACAGTTAAAAACGCAACTGAAGTAAATTCGCTATATGGTGGCGGTACTCCTTCCGCAATAACAGGAGCAACAAATTGGTGGAGAATGGGTGAAGAAGCAACTTTTAGCACTAACTGGACTGTACCCGACCAAGTGGGGAGTTCAGATGGAACATCTGCAAATATGACAATAGAGGATAGAGTAGGAAATGCACCTAATAGCACCTCGAATGCTTTAAGTTACAATATGACTGAAAGCGATAGAGAAACAGATGTACCCAGTTAAAAATAAATTTATTACCTTTGTAAAAACACTTAGATTATGCCAACAATACCAAGTAATGAGCAGTTTGTAGGAATAACTTCAACTTATGATTTAACAGAGAAAGGTTCAAGTCAAACTAATAGTGCGAGAACTATATATACCTATGCAGATATTAAGAGTGGAGCCACAGGTGCTACCGCAACTACAGGCACTGTAATAGCGTTTAATGAGTCGTTAATATATAATACCTCAGCTGCCCCAGCAACAGGAAACATAACTAACTCTTTAACTGACGCGAAATTAGGAATAGTACAAAAGATTTACCACAACGATGGTTCAGCCCCTACAGTGCCAGCAGGATGGGTATTAATAGGAAGTGGGACATACACAACAAGTGCATTAAATATTATTTTTGCTGAGTGGTGTGGAGGTACGAGAGTAGAATATTGGATAGTTTCAACATAATATATAAACCATGGAAGCAAGATTAAATAACTTAGTATATGCTATTTGCAACATAGCAACAGATTTGCAAAACATTGACTTTAGCCAGGTAGGTCAAAGTTCAGCAGGAACAATTAGAAGAAGTTTAGATGATACTCTTTTTGTGATTAAATACAATGCGGAGCCTACATTTATAAAGGATGGCACCGTTGTGCCAAGTCAAACGTTAACACACGAAGAGGCACTTACCTTGATGAGTACTCCAGCGTGGTCAGAGCCAATTCCTGTAGAATAACATGGAAGAAAAAATAGATAAATTAATTGAAGGTCAGATTAAGATTCAAACCAAATTAGAATCTATGGAAGAAAAAACCAACGACCAGGAGAAAAGAATTAGGTCGCTTGAGACTAAATTCTGGACGGCTCTTGGTACATTCTTTGTTGGAATCGGCACCTTTATAGAGGGTTTATTTATGAAGTAAATATGAAAAAACTACTACCTTTAATCCTCTTATTCCCACTATTCAATTTCTCTCAAGCCTTACTCCTAATGCCAAATGATGGTTTTTGGTATACCTACACCACCGATGACGCTATATTATTTGATGATGGATATAATGCTGATTATGCTAATGATGGCTTAGGTGCTTTAACTATATACCCAGTCGCTGGAAATCTAAACGCCACCGTGGGTTTTTTTGATGTAGAGTTTAACTCTAGCTGTGGTTGGGATGTGTTTGAGGTGTATGATGGGGATGATTTTAGCACATTGATAGGCAGCTATTGTGGAACAACTATTCCGTCTTATTTTGAATCTACTCACCCTACAGGAGCCTTAACCTTTTTTTGGTCTACCGATGGTAGTGTGACCTACCCAGGTTTTGAGATTAGAATAGGTAATACAGGGTTTTCGTTACCTATAGAGTTAATATCTTTTACCGCTGAACAATTTGGTAGTGATATAAACCCTATAGTTATTATTGAATGGGCGGTAGCTTCGCAGGTAAATAACGACTACTATCAGATTAAAAGAAGTATAGATGTAGAGGACTGGCAGGTAGTAGCCACTGTTGAAGGTTCAGGAAATAACAACACACAAATGTCCTACCAGGTAGTAGATGACAGCCCTATAATAGGCACGTCATACTACATGTTATCGCAAACAGATTATGACGGAACTACCGAAGAGTTTTTACCTATATCCCTAATAATTACACCACAAAAAAAAGAAGTAGTTAAAATATTTAATATCTTTGGTCAAGAAGTAACCCCTGAACACCAAGGAATGGTAATTAAACTTTACCGTGATGGCTCAATAGAAAAAAAATTTAAGTAATGGGAGATTTAACTAAAAACTTTAGCAAATCAGAGTTTAACTGTCACTGTGGATGCGACATGCCAGAGGATGTGTTTGATAATGTTGAGGTACACGCACAGAACTTACAGACGATTAGAGATTTTTTAAATGAGTCTATAAAAATAAACTCAGGGTACAGGTGCCCTAGTCACAATTCTAAGGTTAGGGGAGCTTCGAAATCTCAGCATCTTACTGGAAACGCAAGTGACCTGGTTGCACACAGCCATACCCCTAGTCAGCTAGCTGATGTTATTGAGGGACTAATAAGAATAGGGGCTATTGACGAGGGTGGATTAGGAAGATACAACACATTTACTCACTATGACCGAAGAGGTACTAAGGCTAGGTGGGATAACACTTAAACAAGTAAACATGAAAGATAGATTATTCTCAAACTACGTAACCACAATACTAGGATTATTAATTATTATATTCTGTGGGGCTATGATATTTATGGAAAAAGCCACTATTGAAGACATGTCAGGGTGGATGACTACAGGATTATTATTCTTACGTTCAAAAGATTCTTTAATTGCGTTACCGAAGTCTTAAAATATTTATTATATTTGCAGCCGTTTTAGTAGGATGTACTCCACAAAAAAAGCTAAATAGGTTGATAAAAAAACACCCAGAGTTATTACAAATGGATACCATTAGAATTATTGATACCGTAGTTGTTCCTGAGTACACCCACGATACTACAACATTTATAGAATATCATGACAGTGTAACAGTAATTAACAATGAACGAATTAAAATCAAATACTTCTACGACACGCTTCGAGAAACAATCCATCATGAGTACACATGCTATGGCGACACGGTTTTTTCGGAGAAAATTGTACCGTATGAGAAGGTCGTTATACAGGAGCTTACTTGGTGGCAAAAGTACGGAAGTGCGGTAATGATAGGAGGGTTCCTATTGTTGTTTTTATTAATACTAAAGAAGTTTGGCAAACTATTGGTATAATTTCTTAACTTTGTAAAAAACTAATCACAATGGCAAAAATAAGTACATACGCAACCGCAACACCAGCATTAACGGATATGGTTCCAGGGACAGATACTGGAGATGCTAACGCAACAAAAAACTTTACCTTTGAGGCAATAAGAGATTTTATTAGCGGTCAACACGCAGACGTTGCAAACGTACCTGCATCAGCTGGTTCTCCAGGAGTTGCTGGACAATTAGCGGTAGATGCAAACTACTTATACGCATGTGTTGCTACTAATACGTGGAAAAGAGTAGCTATTGCTGGTTGGGTTTAATAAATTAAAATAAAATAAAATGGAAAAAATAAAGAAAGTAGTTAAGTCACCATTATTCTTATCAGCAGTAGCTGGTGGAATAGGATTAGCATTATTAATTAAGGGTGATATATTATACGCTGGCATCGCATTCGGTGTAGGTGTAAGAGAGTTCTTACTAGCGTTCAAAGACGCATAACAATCAAAATAAAATATAATGGAAAAGAAAATGACTCAAGAGGAAGTTGACCAGCTGCGTGAACTTCAAAAGAAACTATTTGACGCAAGACTAGACCTAGGAGATGTGCAGGTAGCAATTTCAAGACTAGAAACAAAAAAGAAATCCTTAGTATTTGACGTAGAAACCAATTCAGCAGAGTTAGGTAAGTACCAGGATGGTCTTAATAAGAAGTACGGTGATAAGAAAGTAAACCTGGAGACAGGTGCGTTGTCGTAATGATTAGAAAGATATCTATAGGGGCTGATTATAAATCTAGTGCCATGCATTATGTTGTGGGACAGGATGTGCTGGGTGGTAGTCATAAAATACATCACATAAGACAAGAATCAGATAAGAGTATTAGGATATGGATTCTAAAAGGAGATGAGGTTTATCTCTGGAAAGAATTTAATGCTAATATGCCTGTATCTATCGAGTATAACATAAACTTTTAAACAATGGAAGAAACAGAGTTAAAGCAGAGAATAAAAAAGTTGGAAGAACTTTTAACTGGGGATATGATGCAGGATATGGATATTAAGGATGAGATTCATAATATTGAAATGAAACTAAACGGCACCAAACCTACAGACTCACACTTTGACTGCATTGGTTGCGGTTCATGAGGTCTACATTTCAGTTCTTAGTAAAGCCAGTTGACGGGAAGAGATATAGTCACACTAAAAAAATAGGTGATAAAGATTTTATTGTTAGCTCATCACAGGAGGACCATAAGGCAACCAATAGGTTTGCTGAGGTACTGTCTATACCTATAACTTATGATGGAGAGATTCAGGTAGGCGACACGCTACTTGTGCATCATAATGTATTCAGAAAGTATTACGACATGAAGGGAAGAGAAAAGAGTGGACCTTCTTTTTTCATGAATGACTTATTTTTAATTGATTTTGACCAATTCTTTTTATATAAAACAAAGGATGGTTGGAAGGCTCCATCTCCCTATTGTTTTGTAACGCCTATAGACAAGAAAGAGTCATTGTTAAAAACAAAAGATATAGAGCAAGAGCTCATAGGTAACATTAGGTATGCTAATAAAGATATGGTATCTATGGGTTTAAAGGAAGGTGATTTAATATCATTTCAACCAGAGAGTGAGTATGAGTTTAATGTAGATGGAGAAAAAATGTATAGGATGTTTACAAAAAATATTTGTATATTACTATGATGGACATTAAAAAAATCAAGGAAGATATTATAAAGGCTGGTGAGTTAGCTGTTAAGCAGCTGGTAAAGGTAGCTAAGGAAGATATTATAAAGCCTGACCCCGATGATGAGCTAGCTGCTGATAGATTAAAGAACGCAGCAGCTACAAAGAAGTTGGCTATTTTTGATGCCTTTGAGATTTTAAACAGAATAGAAGCTGAGAGGGCTATGTTAGAAGATAGTGGCTCTAGCACAAAAAACACATCTAGTGGTGGATTCGCAGAAAGAAGGTCAAGATAATCTTGACTTACATAAGGTAATAAAATTAGATGCAACCACATCTACTATAACCACTAAGAATAAAGCTAAATCCTGGAAGTACGGATACAATGAAAAGTATGACGTTGTAATTATTTCTAAAGATGGAACCTTAGGAGAGGTCTACGAAATAAATGGAATTAAAATAGGACTACCTAAAGCACCTACTGATTTAAAAAAAGGAAACAATAAGTGGGTTTCTGAAAACTATCCAAAAGAACTTAGCAAGATAAGAACAATTTTTGATTGGAACAAGCGAGATAACCTTTTTAAGGATAAATGGGTTGATTATATAGAATCAGAGTTCGATAGACGAGAGGATGGTCATTGGTTTACAAACAACAGTAAACCCACATACATAACAGGTTCTCACTATATGTATCTACAGTGGACTAAGATAGATGTTGGTAAACCTGATTTTAGGGAGTCTAATAGATTGTTCTATATCTTTTGGGAGGCGTGTAAGGCTGACGACAGAAGTTTTGGCATGTGCTACCTAAAAAACAGGCGTTCAGGTTTTTCTTTTATGGGCTCTGAGGAGTGTGCTAACATAGGTACAATATCTAAGGATTCAAGGATAGGTATACTATCTAAAACTGGTAGTGATGCTAAGAAAATGTTTACCGACAAGGTAGTTCCTATAACATTAAATTACCCTTTCTTTTTTAAACCCATACAAGATGGTATGGATAGACCAAAGACCGAGCTTGCTTTTCGTGTACCAGCTAGTAAGATTACTAAGAAAAATATGTACGACACTGAAGAGGATGAGTTAGATGGTCTAGATACTACTATAGATTGGAAGAATACAGACGATAACTCATACGATGGTGAGAAGTTATTGTTGCTAGTACATGATGAAAGTGGTAAGTGGTTAAAACCAAATAATATATTAAACAACTGGAGGGTTACTAAAACATGTCTTCGATTAGGTAGTAGAATTATAGGGAAGTGTATGATGGGCTCTACATCTAACGCATTAGATAAGGGTGGTGATAACTTTAAAAAGTTATATGAAAACTCTAACCCGTTTGAAAGAAATAATAATGGTCAAACAAAATCAGGACTATATTCCTTGTTTATTCCTATGGAGTGGAACTTTGAGGGATATATAGATGAATTTGGTATGCCTGTTTTTTATACACCAGAGAAACCAATTAAAGGAGTAGATGGGGCTTGGATAAAAACAGGTGTTATTGATTATTGGCAGAATGAGGTAGATTCATTAAAATCAGATGCTGACGCATTGAATGAATTTTATCGTCAGTTTCCACGAACAGAATCTCACGCATTTAGGGATGAGAGTAAGTCATCTATATTTAATCTAACTAAAATATACCAGCAGATAGATTACAATGATTCCTTAATAAAAGACAGGTATTTAACACGAGGCAGCTTTCACTGGAAGGATGGTGTAAAAGACACAAAGGTTATATGGACACCTAACAGGAATGGTAGGTTCTTAGTTTCATGGATACCAGAGGAAAGATTACGAAATAATGTATTTAAGAAGAACGGTAAGTATCACCCAGGAAATGAACACTTAGGTTCGTTTGGTTGTGACCCCTATGATATATCAGGAACTGTAGTTGGTAAAGGCTCTAATGGTTCATTACACGGGCAGACTAAGTTTAATATGGACAACTGTCCATCTAATGAATTTTTCTTAGAGTATATCGCTAGACCTCAAACCGCAGAGATATTTTTTGAGGAAGTATTAATGGCGTGTATATTTTACGGAATGCCAGCATTAATAGAGAACAACAAAGCAAGAATACTATATCACTTTAAGAATAGAGGATATCGTCACTTTTGTATGAATAGACCCGACAAGACCTATAATAAGCTATCTAAGACAGAAAGAGAGCTTGGGGGTATACCGAACTCGTCAGAAGACATAAAGCAAGCACACGCATCAGCTATTGAATCATACATAGAGAAGCACGTAGGGTTTGATGTAGAGGGTACATACAGAGATTCTGAGGAAATAGGTTCTATGTTTTTTAATAGAACATTAATAGATTGGGCTAAGTTTGACATCAATAATAGGACCAAACATGATGCATCTATTAGCTCAGGACTAGCAATTATGGCAAATCAGAAGCATATTTACACCCCAACTAAAGAAGAGTCAAAAATATCTGTTATCTTTGCAAGATATAGTAACAAAGGAAACATAAGCCAAATCATTAAATAAATGAAGGAATCTACCATAGCAGTAAATCCTACTAATTTTCCCAATCAATTAGCAACTGATGCTCAGAAAGCATCAGCAGAGTATGGATTACAGGTAGGTAAATCAATCCAGTATGAATGGTTTAAAAGGTCAGGTAATAGTTGTAGGTACTACAACCAATGGGTTGACTTCCACAAACTAAGATTATACGCAAGAGGAGAACAATCAGTAGCAAAGTATAAGAGTGAGTTAGCGGTAGACGGTGACTTATCTTATTTGAATTTAGATTGGACACCAGTTCCTATTATACCTAAGTTTGTGGATATAGTAGTAAACGGAATGTCTGATAGGTTATTTACTGTTCAGGCATATGCTCAGGATGCTATGGCGGCTGACAACAGGAAGTCGTATCAGAACATGATAGAGGCAGATATGGTGGCTAAAGATTTCTTACTACAAAGCAAGGAACAGTTTGGTATAGATGCGTTCAACACAGCGGCTGAGGATTTACCTGCTGATGACCAAGAGCTACAACTACACATGCAGCTTAACTATAAGCCAGGTATAGAGATTGCAGAGGAAGAGGCTATCAACACATTACTAGAGCAGAATCATTACGCAGATATTCAGAAAAGATATAACTACGACATAGCTACAGTAGGTATGGGGTGGGTGAAGCATGAGTTCTTACCTAACTCAGGTGTTAAGGTTGACTACGTAGACCCAGCAACATTAGTATATAGCTACACAGAAAGTCCTACGTTTGAGGATTGTTTTTATTTCGGAGAAGTAAAACAGGTTCCAATTACAGAGCTTATTAAAATAAAGCCAGATATAACTAAGGAAGAGTTACAAGAGATTGCGGATACTAGCTCAGGGTGGTATGATTATTACGGTGTTACACGACAGTATCAGAACGATATCTTTCAGAAAGATGTAGTTACCTTGTTGTATTATAACTACAAAACAGATAAGAAGTTTGTTTATAAGAAAAAATATTTAGAGAACGGTGGTGAAAGGGTTGTTAGAAAAGATGAAAACTTTAACCCACCAGAAGGAACAGAGGAAAGATTCGAAAGAATAGAGAAAAGAATTGATGTGTGGTATGAGGGTATTATGATACTCGGAAGTAATAAACTAATTAAGTGGGAGCTTGCTAAGAATATGGTTAGACCTAAGTCAGCCTCTCAGTATGCACTACCAAACTACATAGGTGTTGCACCAAGAATGTATAAAGGAGTTGTTGAGTCATTAGTTAGACGAATGACAACATTCGCTGATTTAATTCAGATGACACACCTTAAGCTACAGCAAGTAATTGCTAAGGTAGTTCCAGATGGTGTATACATAGATGCGGATGGTATTAACGAGGTGGACCTAGGTACAGGAGCTGCATACAACCCAGAGGACGCACTTAAGATGTACTTCCAAACAGGTAGTGTTATCGGTAGAAGCTTTACACAGGATGGTGAGTTTAACCACGGCAAAGTTCCTATTCAGGAACTAAACTCTAATAGTGGTCAGGCTAAAATGGCTAGCTTAATTAGTACCTATAATCATTACTTAGGTATGATTAGAGATGTAACAGGTTTAAATGAGGCTAGGGATGGTTCTACTCCAGACCCTAACGCATTAGTAGGTGTTCAGAAATTAGCAGCACTAAATTCAAACACAGCTACTAGACATATACTAGATGGTAGTTTATTTATTACTAGAAAATTAGCGGAGGCATTATCTGTAAGGGTTGCTGATGTATTAGAGTATTCTGACTTCAGGGAAGAATTTGCAAATCAAATTGGAAAATATAATATAAATATTTTAGAGGACATCAACAATTTATATCTCCATGATTTTGGAATTTTTATTGAAGTTTCTCCAGACGAGGAACAAAAGGCACAGCTTGAGGCTAATATACAGATGGCACTTAGCAGAGACCAAATTACGCTGGAAGATGCTATTGATATTCGTCAGATTAAGAATATCAAGATGGCAAATGAGCTTCTTAAGGTTAAGAGAAAGAATAAGCAGAAGCAGGATGTGGATAGAGAGAATGAGAAGATGCAGATGCAATCACAGATAAACATGCAGTCTCAACAAGCAGCTGCTGAGTCAGCGATGCAGCAAGCACAGGCTGAGATGCAATCTAAGATTCAGGTTAAGCAGGCTGAGATAGCGTTTGAGATTGAGAAGATGAATGCGGAGGCTAATCTTAAGA